AACTATGAGGTAAAACTATGAAAGGTGTAAATCATTACAAAAAAGACGGCACGCTCCACAAAGGTGGGATGCACAAAATGTCTGACGGGACATTACATTCTGGAGTAAGACATACTAACTCTAGTGTTAAACTTTTTCACTACGGTGAATTATCCAATAAATCAAAAACTAAAGCTAAATCTTCTTGGAGGAAATAATGCCAAAAAAAGGACTGTACGCAAACATACATGCAAAAAGAAAAAGAATCAAAGCTGGCTCTAAAGAAAAAATGAGAAAAGTTGGTAGCAAAGGCGCGCCAACTGCAAAAGCTTTTAAACAAGCAGCTAAAACTGCAAAAAAACCTACTAAAAAAAGGAGATCATAATGCCAAAAGGTAAAGGAACTTACGGATATAAAGTTGGTAGACCAGCTAAGAAAAAAAAGAAAAATAAGAAAAAGTGAATCTTGAAGAATATTACGTTGAATTATCTTTGTTTGTCGTCAGTGTTTTAGGTGGTCTGGCGCTCAAAGATTATTCCGTATTATTCATCAAAGGTTTAAAATTCAAACTCAATTCACAATTTAACGAAGGCGATAAAGTATTATTAGATGGCGAACAAGCCATGATAATTAAAATTGGTATGGCTACTACTGTTTTTGGTGTTTATGGTAAAGATGGTTACACCTGGCGTTACATTAGCAATAATAAAATAGAAAGTTTAAAGCTAGAAAAAATAGTTGATAAAAATTTACATGTCGATTCAGCACATGAAAGAGCAGTTAAATTACATAAAATACTAGAGGGCAAAGAAGATGATTGAAGCATTATTAAAACCAGTAAGTGATATTGTAGGTAAGTTTGTAAAAGATAAAGATTTACAAGCTAAATTAGATCACGAATTATCGACTTTATTTCATCAAGCTAACTTAGCGCAGATTGAAGTAAATAAAATAGAAGCCAAAGGTTCACCCTTTCAAAGAAATTGGCGACCCTCTGTTGGTTGGATATGTTCTTTTGCTCTTGGTTATCATTTTATTTTAGCGCCAATCATTGAAGTAATAATTAAAACTTCTGGTATGGATATAGAAATGCCTGAGTTTGATTTTTCACAACTCTCAGCAATTCTTATGGCTTTATTAGGAATGTCAGGTTTGCGTACTTATGACAAGATGAAAAAAACCGATACAAAATGATGGTATTTTTAACCGAAATACCAGCAGTTTTATCTGATAAAAGCGTTAAGGTATTTGAAGGCCCATTAATTTATGCCAACAACATTGAAGAAGCAGAAAAAAAGGCAGTGCAAATGAACAAAGATTTAATAGTTGTAGGTGAATATTTTATGGCTGAAGAAATATTATTTAAAAATGAATTGGGAACTTTATAAAAACTTTAAAGCAAAAGAATTTGCTTGTCAGCATTGTGGCAAAGAAGGTATCTCAGAACATTTAGTTAGCAATTTACAAAACTTGCGTACTTATTTAGATTTTTCTTTTGTCGTTAGTTCTGGCTATCGTTGTCCAGAGCATCCAATAGAAGCAAAAAAATCTACACCTGGTATGCACGCTACAGGGCTTGCAGTCGATATATTGTGTCGTGGTACAGAAGCATATAAAATCATAACTAATGCTTGTGATTATGGATTCACAGGTATTGGTGTTAGCCAAAAAGGCGATAATAGATTTATCCATTTAGATATTGCTACTCATGCTGACGGAAAACAAAGACCAACTGTTTGGAGTTATTAATGGCAAAAGCAACAGTAACAGAAGTAGATAAACGTTTGAGCTCGCATGAAGCAGCTTGTGAACAACGTTGGAAAGAAAATTATAGGCGTTTAGAAGCTATTGAAAATGGTATTTCTTCAGTTAATAGAACAATCAGAAACACTTTAATATTTGTGGTAACATTATTTTTAGGAGTCACTGGATTTTTATTACAAGAAGTTATTTACCAAGCAATACAATAATTTATGCCAACACAAGAAGAAGTTCTAAAAGCAAACGAAGCTGAACTTGTTTTAAAAAGCGATGTTTTTAACGAAGCAGTCGCAAACCTCAAAGCCGAATACATTCAAAAATGGGAAAACTCATCTGAAGCCGATACTGGTTTTAGAGAAGATTTGCACAAAGCCATAAGAATTTTACCTGAAGTAGAACGACACTTACGTATCATAATCGAAAAAGGAAAAATAACTAAAGCTCAAATTGAAAAATTAAGAGTTTTAAATAGGGCTATAAAACCTTGATATTTTGTAGTCTTTTAAAGTAAAATTCAAAAACTATTATGAGGTAATAATATGGCAACAACGGAAAAACCGATTGCATTACAATCAGAACTAGACCAAGCAGAACAAGCATTTTCTAATTTCCTGACTCCTGAAGAAGAAGCACCAGAAGAAGTAGAAGCTGTTGAAACTGAAGAAGAATCTATAGAAGCAGTTGAAGAAGTTTCTGAAGAACCAGAAATGGAAGCAGAAGCTGAAGAAGCTGTCGAAGAAATAGAAACAGAAGATCTTGAAGAAATTCAAGAAGAGTCGCAAGAAGATCAAGTAGAAGTTGCGGAGAGCGAACAACCTCAACTCTATACTATCAAAGTTGATGGCGTAGATACTGAAGTTAGCATCGAAGAACTCCAAAACGGGTACAGTCGTCAGCAAGACTATACGCGTAAAACTCAAGAATTGGCCAATCAACGCAAAGACATTGAAAGCCAACAAGCAGAGTTGAAGCAAAAAGATGATATTTATAAGGAACTGTTGCCAAAACTTGAAGTAACCTTAAAAGGTGAATTGGCAAATGAGCCAGACTGGAACGCTTTATATGAAGCAGATCCCATTGCTTATGTTCGTGAAAAAGATATCTGGAATGAAAAACAAAAGAGGCTAGAAGCTGCTCAAGCTGAACAGAAAAGACTTCAAGATGAAGAACTTACTGTTCAAGATAAACAAATTAAAGAATTTGTTGAATACGGCAACCAACAGTTACTTGATAAAGTTCCAGAATGGAAAAATGTCGAAAAAGCTAACACTGAAAAGTTAGCTATTAGAGATTACGCCATTAATATTTTAGGCTTCACACCACAAGAAATGGATCAGGTTTATGACTATCGCATTTTGTTAGGTTTAAGAAATTCTTGGTTGCATGACAAAACTGTTAAAGCAACAAAGAAAAAACCAACACAAAAAGCGGCAAGTAGAGTAGCTAGACCTGGTACTGTCAATCAAGTTAAGAAAACAACTCCTTTAAAAAAATCGCAACAGACTTTGGCTAAATCTGGAAAAGTCCAAGACGCAGCTAAAGTATTTGAAAATTTAATTTAATTTCTAGCGAAAGCTAGAAGGAGTATAAAAAATGGCTAAAGTCACAAACGCTTTTGATACTTATACTGCGACTTCAGACAGAGAACAGTTATCAGATGTTATCTATAACATTTCTCCAATGAGTACGCCTTTTATGAGTTCTATAGGCAAAACAAATGTAAAAAACGTCCAATTCGATTGGCAAACAGAAGCACTTCCAACTGCAAGTGGTACAGGGCAACTTGAAGGTTTTGAACTTTCACGTGCTGCTTCAACTGCAACAGTTAGAGAGTCTAATATCTGTCAGATCAGTAGCAGAGATGCAACTGTGACAGGAACTCAAAATGCTTCCGATGCAGCTGGTAAGAAAACAGAAATGGCTCACCAATTAGCTATCATGGCTAAAGCTCTGAAAAGAGACATGGAAACTGCTTTATGTTCTAAAGTAGCGAAAAATGCTGGTAATGCTACAACTGTTCGTCAGACTGGTGGATTTGAAACTTGGACTGAAACTAATGTTTCAAGAGGTACTAATGGTGCGGGTGCTGGTAACGGTGCTGCTCCTACTGATGGAACGCAAAGAGCTTTTACTGAAACTATCTTAAAAGCAGTACAACAATTATGTTTCGCTAATGGTGGTGAACCTTCTATGTTAATAGTTGGCCCACACGTGAAAGGTGTTGTATCTGGTTTTAGTGGTAGAACTTCTGTAACTCAGACAGTTGATGCAAACACAATTGAAGCATCTGTAGCAATCTATGCTGGAGATTTTGGAGAGCTAAAAGTAGTTCCTTCAAACTTTAGCAGAAGCAGATCAGCTTTATTTGTTGATCCTAACTATGCTAAAACTTCATTCTTAAGAGATTTCGAAACTATCGACATCTCAACTATTGGGGATGCAATGACTAAAATGATCGTAGTTGAGTTCGGTTTAGAAGTGAGCAATGAAAAAGCTCACGGTATAGCCGCTGACTTGTCTACTTCATAAGTATAATTAAGGGGGGTGAGTAATCACCCCTCTTTTTTAAAATGAAAGCAAGAACCATAATAGATTCTAAAAAAAACTTCGTTAGTGAATTTGCTACTGAAGATAATAAAAACGTTTATCACACTACACAAAACGTACAACCCATATTAGATAACTGTAAGAACCTGTCTTACAACACGCAAAGCAAAGAAT